CCTTTTTTCATTATCTTTTCTTTTTACCTTTTTTGCCTTTTTTGCTTTTTTTCTTTTTAGGTGGTCTTCCTCTTTTAGAACCATAAGTTCCCATACCCATTGGTGACATAGTATTTTCCTTTTATTTATTTGTTGATGTGTGTTTGTTAATTCAGCATTTCCATTTTCTTAATGCTTTATTAATTCTTGAATTTGGATCTCTAGCTGTTTTTGCAGAGGTAAGTTTTTTCTTCATACCTAACATTCTCAAACAAAAGCTTTTACGTCTTTTAGCTGCTTTAGATCCTTTTTTTACTTTACCAGTAACAGCCATTTTTAATTTGCTACCAGGATTCTCTCTTCTATATTTAGCTACACCTTTAGCAGTTAAACCACCTGACCTAGATTTATGAACACCTAGTTTGTAGCCTTTCATTAAGCACCCTCATGTTTAGTTGAGGTGTCATAATAACAATTAAATTTTACTATAATTTCATGTTTATTAACTTCTTTGTTACCTAGCTCCTTAATTTTATCAATAGACTCCTCATAGCCACCAATTAAACAATCTGAAAAACTATCATAGTGTCTTAAAAAGTGAGGACTCATACAATCGCCAGCAATTTGGCTGCACATAATCATAACCAAAGCTACTTTCATTTTTTCTTAAACAAGTCCAATCCTGGCTTTAAACCATAAATACTTCCAAAAATTCCAACTGTGAGCCAAACATACCAGTCAGGCAAGTTGTTAAAGTATTCAAAAAATAAATCTAATTTTTGTTGTGCGTCTGGCTGTCCGCTAAATACAGAATAGGCTATAACTAGAATTGGTAAAATTACAATCGCCAAAACTATTTCATCTTTTATAGAATTAGCTTGTGCATCTAGTGTACGAACTTTAAAATCGACTTCACCTTTTGCCATTTTTTCTGCATGATTTCTGTAAGCTAAACTTTCTAGTTGTTCAGCCTCTTTTTTATTTTTATATACAGCTGCACCTGTCTTTACAGCCATGCCAATTAAATTAAACCACATATTATTTTCCTGACGTTTTCATCATAGAAGCTAAATGTTCACATCTAGATTTTGTTTGTTTATGCCACTTCGAATCAATCATTTGATTAGCTGCCTCTTCATAATTTTCAGTTTCTAAAGCAGCAAACATTTTTTTAAATTTAGAAACATTACCTATTCCTAATTGAAACACCATTTCACAAACTATACCTTGTGCAATATAATTAATATTTCTATTGCCAATTAAAGTTCGACTATTGTATAATGCGTTTTCAAAATCTTTTTCAAAAATTTCATTAAGGTAAGTTTCGTCGTATTCTTTATTATCATCCCAATGATCCTCCACACATAGATGACCATATCCAACTGTTCTTTTACCTAATGTATCTTCGTAAACTTTGTTTCTAAAACCCTCATGAGCTTTAATTCTTGCTTTTACTTCTTCCATAAATTGTTATTTTTTTGATTGTCTTCTTAATATTGAAACTCTTTTTAACCATATCCAAGTATTTAAACTTGACACTTTCCTCTCAATATATGACAAAATTTTATCCAAAAGCACCATAGTTCCCCTTTCACTATTTTTTTGCACACACATTTTCTTTTTTTGCAAATACAACTTTCACATTTACATTTTTTCATAATTTTATTTACTCATTGATACTATTTTTACAATTTTTTTAGCACCCATATATATTTCTGTTTCTGCTTGAATTTTTTGGCAACTGAATCTAACATTATTAGGATTTACCTCCCTCTCAGCTAAACGTTTAGATTTGAGACAGGCAGACATCTTGTCTTTATATGTTGCTTCTATAACATCACCTTTTAGAAATAATAATAATGCCACAACAGATTCCAACATTATTTCCAACCCATAAGTTTTAATAATAATTTCTCTATTTTATCTATAATTTTTTTCATTGATGTCCGTTTCTAATTTTTTCTAAATCTTTATTTAAAGAAATTATTTGTTCTTTTAGGTGATCTATGTTTACTTTGTTGTATCTACTAGCCTCTATCTCTTTTTCTATTGATTCTATTTGACCGGCTAAATGCTCTATGAGCATATACATTTCTAGATTCTTCGGCTCTTGCTCTGCTTTTTTGAGTAGATCAGCTTGAAAAAGGGTATCTGCTGTCTCTAATTTATTTAATCTTTCTTGGATTGTAAAAAAGCCATACAAACCTGTGCAAATAAAAAAAATGATAGCTATTAAATTTTTAATTGGTAATCCGATATTCGTATTCTCATTGATTTTCATTATTAATTTCCATGATCTACCATCACATATTTAATGTTTAATTGTTTTTGTAATTTAGTTGGAGAACGACAAATGAGTTTACTCCATGTTTTCTTTTTAGCTTTTTTTCTGTAAGTATTTGTTTTAATGTCTAGCAATTGAATATTGCCTTTAGAATCTACTGCTACTAAATCAAACGGACAAGCTGGGTCTACTGCTTTAGCAACCCAATAACCTTGTTTGGTTAAGTTTGCTATCTCTACATATTCGCCAACTACACCTTTTTGAGATGTATTTAATTTATTAATAGATGTTTTATTAAGTCTGCTAGACTTGCTAGACTTATTCCAAATATTAGCCAAATAATTTTATAAAGGTTATCTAATTTTTTATCGATGTGTGCTAAGTGATTATCTTTAATAACCGTTATCTTTGTGTGTATGAGCTTAACTTCGCCTTGTAATTTTATTATTTCTTCAGAGTTTTTTTGCGATTGAGTTCTCATCGGTATTTATTTAAACTCTCAATTATTTTCATATCTTCTAAAACTTTTGCATTATCAATTTTTTGTTTATTATACATTTGATTATTTATATCTTTAAACACAGGTCTATTTTCTACTGCTTGGTCTACTAAACCAGCTCCACCTGAACTTGATGGTAGTTTAGCAGCAAATAAAGCCTCTTTAATTTGACCTTGTGCAGCATTTCTTCTAGCAATTAATTTAGCTGAATCAAAAACACCTCTAGCAGCAAGTAGCCCTTGTATGTTTGCAACATTAAAAGCACTTATACCAACTAATTGTCTTAAATTATTATTAATTACTTCCATAAAAGCACTAGAACCCTCTTCAACATTTACAAAACTTTTTTTGCTTAATTGTGATTCAATTAAATCTGCTAATTTTGTTAATTCTTTTGCTTCAGCTTTAGTAAAAATAATTTTAGTTACATCTCTACCATTACCACTTACAGCATCTTTTACAGCTTTAGAAAATAGTTCAGGGCTAAATACTTCTCTATTGCTAGTTCCAAGTTTTTTAAAGCTATTTTCCATTAATCTATTAATTGCACCTGATTTAACTAAATCTCTACCGGCAGATCCATCAGGAAATATTTCATACATTTTTTTAATAACTGGTAACCCAACATCTTTATAAGAGCCACCAACTTTAGTAGCACCATAAACAAAGTTTGCAATTTCTTTTGGTGTGTACTCACCATTTAAAACTTTTTGAGTAAATTGTCCGCCTTTATCTGTAATTCTAGTTCCAGTAGCTTTAATATTTTGCGGTACAAACATTTTTTTATATTCTGCACTTGCTGTTCTTGCATTTTTAATTGCAGTTAAAACATCTTTATTTCCACTTGCTAAACCTTTTTCAACTGCGTTGTCATAAAAAACATCAAACCTTTTTTTCATAACAGATAATGCAGCTAAATCAGTTGCATCTCTAGTAGTAGACATAATTCTGTTTAAGTTTTTTCTTTCAGTTTCAAGCATACCATAAGTAATTTTAGTTAAATTTTTATTGTTAAGTTTTTTAGTAAAACTTTCCATATTTTTTAAAAATGCTGCTGTATTTGGCATAGTAGTTTTATTAAAAGCTTGTCCTATACCTGACTCACTACTTACTAATGATGCTTTTAATTTACTTACTAAACCATTAACTTGTGGTTTTTTGAAACTTAAATTAAAACCAACTGCATCATATTTAGCATTTACCGAAGCTTGCATTTTTTTTGCAGTTTGGTTAATCATAGTATCTAATTTTGCAATACTGTCATCAATATTACTTGTAGCAATATTTTTTTGGTCACCAATAATTTGACCTTTAATTGCTGAGTCTTTATCAGATAACATTTTGTTTCGCATCGCAGTTAAAGCTTTAAAATGTTCTTGTAAAATAGCATCATCTTGAGCTTGAACAATTGCTTGCATATCCGCACCAGCATTTCCAGCTCTAATTTGATCTAATTCTTTTAATGCTTTTTTATTACCTTGTGCAGATGCTAACCAAACAGATATACCAAACTCATTTAATCCAGCTACTTGTTTTGCAATACTTGGATCTAACCCATTATCTAAAGCTAAAGCAAAAGAAGTCATAGCTACTTTATTTTTCATAGCTTTTTCAGTTGCACCAACTTTTTTTGCAAGGTTAATAGTTTCTTCAGTTACAACACCTTTGTTTGTAATATATTTTTGTTTACCAAAAATTTGTGCAATATTTGTTGGTACACTTTGCTCTAAATAATTTGTTGCTTTATTCAATTTTGTTATTTTAGTAACTGTTTGAGCAAACTTTTCACCAGCTGCACCAAAACTAAAATTTAATAATGCCTTACCCTCATCAATAATAGGTATAAAACCATCGCCTTGAGTATTACCTAATTGGTTTGTAATTACATCACCAACTATACCTGTTGCAGTAGCAGATCCGCCTTGTGCAACTATTCTTTTTACAGCTCCACCAGCAACATTTTTTGCAACCCAACCAGCACTAGGAACATATAATAAAGTTGTACCGACTGTATCAACTGCACCAGCAAAACTAACTCCAGGTTTATCAAGATAAAAAGTTCTATTTGTACCTTTATCAACTGATGCTTCAGGTAAAGTAATCATTATATTTTGAAATTTGTCTTTTGATATAATTGATCCTGGATATGCTTCAAATAACATATCTAACCTTGCGTTTTGGTCAGCAGTATTCATATAACCAAAATTTAAAGATAAATCTTTTAAAGCACCTTTTACTGTGCCTTTAGAATTAATAGTATATATTTCACCCATATTAGGAAATTCTGTTTTAGAACTTCCGCTAATATTGTCTGTGTAAAAATCTTTAGTAAATTTTATAAAAGAATTAGGCTTTTTTTTTTCTTTTTGAGCTTTAACGTTTGCTATATTTTCAAGCTCTTTAATTTTATTTTTGTCTGTTATAACATTAGAACCCTCATACTTTTGTTTTATAACAATAGACTCAAGTTCTTTTATTTTTTCTTCGTCTTTTATTAATTCCATAATAATATTATTTTAATTTAGGTAAAGCAACAAAACCACCCTTTTGCGTTACATAAAATCTATTTCCTTGCTTATCTTCAATAATGTTTGGGTTTGTATTTGCTGAAGTTATATTACTCATATCGGCATACTCTTCTTTAGTAAATAAAGGATTTACTAAGTCACCATTACTATCTTTTTGGTTAATATATTTATTATACATTTGGTTAAATGTAAGTTTACCATAAACAGTATCTTTTTTTGAAGTAGGTCTTGAACCATCTGAAATCCACTCTTCCATCATTTCAGACTTTTCCATAATTCTTTCGTTTAATCTTCTTTTAATTTTAGATGTTAAAGCAATACCTTCAGGTGTTGTTCCTAATCCTAATGAAATATCTTGAAACAATTGCATTTCTTTTTCTGATATTGAACCTTTTGTTTTACCAATAGCATCAAATACAAATACTGATGATACAATTTTTAAAGTTTCTGCGTTTGCAATAGTTCCATCAATTGAACCTGAATCACTATATTGAGATAAAAAGTTCATATCTATACCAAATCTTTCACCAAGTTTTGCTAAATCTAATAAAGTATTACCAAATTGACCTGTTTCTAATTCTTTAGCTAAAGTAGTTACAAGTGTTAAACTATCATTTTCTTTTACAGCTGCTTCAGATAATTTTCTTAAATCTAAAACTGTTTTAGCATCACCCTTACCTAAAGCTTTTTCAAATTCATTTTGTGAATTACCTGTATTAACAGTAACTCCTTTTTTGGGAGCTGGAATAAGTATATCACCGCCTTTATTTGTTTCAGCAATTTGCTTGTCTGACCTTAAAACTAAACCATTAGTTAATGTGTTAATTACAGCTTTTGTTTTTGGTGCAGAAACAGAAAAGGCTTTTTTCATATCTGCATAATTTTTAGCAGATGTATTAAATGCTTCGCCTATAGATTTACCTTTAGCACCCTCACCAAGTAAGCCCATACCAATCATAAAATTTTCGTCTTCTAGTAAACCTTTTAAAGTTGCCATTAAATTAATCCTCTTTCGTTTAAGTAATCATAGAAAATATTATTATATCCACTAAAATTATATTTATTGTTTTGTGTTGTGTTAGTAATTTTTGCTAAAGCTTCGTTGTAATTTTTTTTAAAATCATTTGTGCTAAAACTTTTATTATCGTAAAATCTATTTACAACTGAATCAGGTAAAGCATTATTTGTATCAGTTCTTAAATTAGGTATAGCTTGATTAATTTGGTCACTATCTAAAGTATTACCTAATAAATATTCTTTATCAGTCAAAATACCACCACCATCACCTACTTCAGCATAATTAGGTTTTAGTTTAGTGCCATCATATCCAATCATATCTAATGCTTGTTTGTTTTTAAAAGAATCTTTTAAAGAATTAAACATAATTTTCATAGCACCGCCAACTGGACTAACACCAGTAATACCAATAGATGATGTGCCTAAAGTTTTAAAAGGTGCATCTAAAAACGCATCATTATAAGTTTGTGAATTTGCGTCAAATTTTTCATCTTTAGTATAAGTATCATAAAAAGAATTGTTTTTAATTTCAGCTAATGTTTTTTCTAAATTATCTTGGATAAATTCTTTACCCTCAAAATCAACTGCTGGTTTACCACTATCTCTTTTAGAATTTACAATAGATTGAATAGTATTTAAAAATTCTACCTTGTCATCTTTGCTTATAGTATCGTCTAGCATAATACCTTTAGTAGTTGCTAAATTGTAATCTGCTGCTGTTACTACACCTTGACCTACAGTTTTTGTGCCAGTAAATTTTCCACTACCTTGTTCAAAAGTAGGCACAGCTTTAGCCTCAACATTTTTATAAGCTTCAGTTTCATAATCAAAATATTTATCGTTTTCAACTTGGATATCTATTTCTCTTTGTGTTTCTAAATCTTCTGTTCCATCATAAGGACTATCATCCGATGAACCGCTGTAATTAAAACCTTGATTATTGTAAGGTTGATTCTCTTCTGAATCTGTATTGTCGCTAAAACCACCGCCACCATATCCACCAAAACTACTTGAAACTTCACCCTCATAACCATCTTCAGGTTCAAAACTTAATATACCTTGTGGAGTCATTTTACCTGAGCCACCCATTTCTTTTAATGCTTTTGCTTCTGTAGTATTTATATATGCAAGAAAGTGATTTTCAGGTGCATCTTCTTGTAACAAGCCAACCGCTTTTTTATAACTTTTCATATTAGATAATAATTCCAAGAATAGCTAAACCACCAACAATCATAATATATTTTGTTGTGTTTTTATCTATATCTTGTTTTAAATTATAAATTATTTTATTTATTTTATTCATTATAATAATCCTGATAATACTCCGCCTATAGCACCAACTACTCCACCAGCAGTTCCAAATCTATCACCGCCTAGTTTATTACCTACTAATGCACCGCCTAAAGCTTGTGTAAATATGTTAGGGTTATAAGCTGTTTCTGATTGTGTTACTGGTAAACCTGATGCTATTGGGCTTATAATACTTCCATATTGTTGTAGAGCTTGGAAAGGTGCTAAATTCTTTTGTCTTTCAATTTGTTCTAATTGTTGCCCAGTTGTAATTAAATTTGGTAAAGATGTTGCTAAACCTAATTGGTTTTGTCTTTCAGTATTGTATTGTTGAAAAGCTAAAGGTAAAGCATAGTCAGCAACTTGACCAATAATTTCTTGTTGGTTTAATGGACTTCCTGGTGTTCTACCAGCACCACTAAATTCAGTATTAATACTATTTGCAATTTGACTAGTAGCATCTTGCAACATTGGATTTAAATAAGGGTTTAAATAATTACCAGCTAAAGTATTTGAAATTTGTGTGTTAGCTGCATTAGCTAATGTTTCTTGTTGAGCTAAACCAGTTGTTGTTTGACTAGTTGGGGCTACATATCCAGCACCAGTTACACCTTGATTGTAAACCTGACCAGCTTCAGATATAATTTGATTTAATGCTGGTTGTGCTGCTGCATAGGGCTGAACATTAACATTTTGTGCTTGTCCTCCGCCTGACCCACTACTTCCAAATGACATATTATTTTTCCTTTTTAGTTAGTTGTTTTTCAAGAACTACATGAGTTCTTTTGTATTTGTATTGTTGTAATATTTTTTGCCATCCTGGCCTTGCAAACAATTCCATTTGTTCGCAACCATGTTGTATAGCAAAATCTTCAATGACTCCTATTAAGTGTTGCCATTGTTGTCTGCCTTTACCTGTCATGATAAATATATGACAAGATTGTTTTAGTTTTCTTTTAATTATTTCGGTAACTACAACACCTCTAAATTGTTCTTGCACTCCTTTTTTAGAAGTGTCCCAAACAATCCATAATTGATATTTATCTGCTTTTAATGTTTCTAAAACAAAATCACTATCGGTATGATTTCCTGAAAAAACTAAAGCTTCTTGTATAGAGGGTTGTACCAAAGTCCAAACTGTATCTAACAGTTCGGTTGGTATTCTTACTAATTTCATTACGATATAGTTAAATAACTTATTCCAATATTTATATTATCGTTGGTGCTGACTGTTGCTTTAAGAATATCTGTCGTTTCAAGAACTAAAGGTTGTGTTAAAATTTCAACAGAATTATTAGCAGACAAACTTTGTGTGTTTAAAATTGTAGCTTCGACTGAACTAGAGCTATCTAATACATCAAAAGATATACTAGGTGTATTCCCTGTATTATTAGTAACTCTTAATGATTTAATAATAATAGTTTCTTTAGCAGCAGCTGTTAAAATAGATGTTTCACTTTGAGTACTTAAAGTAACACCTTTAAATTTATAACTGTTTGCCATAATTATCTTGCCGGTGCTACATCACCATTTGATGCCACTAAAGGTTCTTCTGCCCAAGCCATAAAAACAAAATCATAACCATTACCATTTCTTGCTTCACTAGTATCTCTAAATTTAAAACCATTTGAATATATATCCATTGGCACTGTCGCTGTTTCTGCTTCAGCACTATCAGGATAAAGAAAACCCATAGCATTATTTACACCTCTTTTGCTATCAAACATTTGCCATTGACCTGTAGTTTCAATATTTTTTACTATTACAAATCCTGGCTTAAATCCTGTGTAAACAAACGTACCATCTGCATTTCCGTTTCCTTTATATTTTCCAAATTTGCTGAAACCTTGTTTTTCTGCAAATACATAAGCAACCATTGCAGAACCACTTTGATTAACATTGGTATTTGTACCAACTGTAAAAAGAGATGAAGTTGGTGACGTATCGTTCCAAGCACTTGCATTATCTTCTTGTGCTTGTGTGATATTTAAAAATAATCTATGAGTATTACCAATACTATGATGATAAACATTAAAATCATTTGCAACACTTGTGTTTTTAACAATATACATTTTAGGTACAACACCTAGTCCATGACCAATAGTTGCGTTAGCACCACTTCCAGTCCATCTACAAATTGAGATACCAGCAGTAGTATTAACTGATGTGTAAGTGGTATTTATCGAACCATCTGTGTTTGATGAACCTTGTCCGTTAGCTTTCCAAGACAAACCAACATAAGTATTACCTGAACCATTACTGTCATTATTACCATCACCTAAAACAAATCCTGTGCTTGTTGTGCTTGATATTCTTGTTGAACCACTACCTTGTGCAAGGTTATCATTTGGATAAATAGGTTTATCTAAACCTCTTACATCATCTAAAATTTGGTGGTATTGCGTTCCATTTCTTTGTTTAAACCAAACCATATCGGTACTATGACCTGTAGTAATTGTATGACCAGCAGAACCTGTACCGTTCCATATATTTGGTGAAAAATTATCTGATGGTTTAAATGAAATATA